GGCCCTGTTATGATAATGAGGATTGCTAACACGGTGATGGCTCTCCCAGAACCACACACTTTCAAACTTCTATCACTGATTAAATCGTGGAGTAGCATTATGTTCATGATACCTAGCATGAGTTATCGATATCGTCCACTTGATCTTCTAGAAGATTATATGGAGAGTGTGTGGCACATCATAGATAGTGATGTGGACTTTCTTGGAGAAGTGGTTAAAGGAGCTAGAGGAGCTGCAGTCGCCCGTTTTGACACTAGTAATATCATCGGGGTCAATATGTTCCAGTCAACATTAGCCGCCATGAAGCCCTCTAGAAGAGAGTACGCAGTTCAAGTCCTGAATTTCTTCACTAGCCAGTTTCGAGATAAGGAAGATGTTGTCAACATACTCAATGTCTATAAAGCAGTCCCACATCCTGACACCAATCTCATGGATGCCTTTGCTACGATAGATGGTCTAGGTTCCCCTAACCGAGTTGATCCAGCTGTCATCCCTAGATTTCGTGGAACACTTAGAAGAGCCATATATAGGAGTCTGGCGACCAGTTCACATGACGTACGGTTGGCATCCGACTCTCCTGTGTCGGCAACTCTAGCAGCAGAAGCTAACATGACTCAGAGATCAATAGCAGCAGTATGTGAGAGATCAGCCACGGCATGGTCTAATGTTCGCTTTCTTCCCGTCAGGACCATCACTAAACCATCAGAGATCACATTAGCACCGAGCGATAAGAGTTCACAGGCAGCCCCTGAATTTTCTCAAGATGATCTGGAGGATTGCATGGCCTGGGCAAGGGGAGAAGGGAAAGATCGACAGCCTGATTTTGCGAAAGAGGCCCATACAATTAACGATGCTGCAGCACACCTTAAAGGTGAAGGAGGGCTCAACACTAAACAAGCTATCAAGAGGTTCGAGAGAGTGATCACACTGCATGAAAGATTTGAGGCTAGATATCCAGGCCTATCACCAGAAGACATACCAGAGAATGATCTCAGGGAATTTGTCATGAGCACACCTGGAGCAAAATATCTCGTAGGTACTGAGCCAAAACTTGGAGAATTCCACAAGAAAGTAACTCGAATCTTCTACATGGCTGAGCAAGAGTTGAAGACAATCACAC